GCCGCGAGCTCGAGGTCCTCGGCAAGCTCCCCGGCCAGCTCGGGCTGCGAGGTGTCGGGTGACGCGCACGCTCGCCGACCTGGCCGACACGCTCGAGCACGGCGCGCGCCGCATCGGCGCGTTCGTCCGCTCGGGCAACACCGTTACGGCTCGTCGCTCGAGCGCTTCCGCGGCAACCCGGGTGACCCGGCCTGCCCGGTCGTCCTCGGCGAGGGCCACCTCTCAAATCCCAAGCGAAACCGATCGATCTACCGCGCCGGCCGTGGTCCGAAAGGGACGGCCTGTCGGTGTCACCGCCAATGCGGGGCATTCGGCCAGGGGCGCGGGATCGGGAGTAGGCTCGGCGCGGGCGGACGCGCTGCCACAACGCGGGCGGCAAAGACGGCGTGACGGCGGGAGAGACCGCACCATTTCGACGGATGCGACGGCGCCGGCTGTGGTGCGCAGGGAGATCCTGCGACGGCGCGAGGTGATTGCCGCTCATGAAGTACCGTCGCCGTCGCGTTCCCTTTCCAGCGCACCCGCGCCGGCTGTGGCGCCGGCGGACACAACCGCGTCCCGCTCTCCTGCCAGGGCGTCCACCGCGGAATCCCCGGTGCCGCCGGCGCGGGTGCGCCCCTCGTCCTCGCCGCTCCGCACGGTGAGCGCCATCCGCGCGCGCGCCGAGCTGCTCGCCGCCCAGTCGGCTGAGACGGCTGCCCCCCCCCCCGCACGACCGACCTGGCCCGTCGGCTGGGTCGTCTGCGGCTGTGGATGCGTCGTCCATCCGCACTGGCTGGAGGAGCATGTGAGGACCGCCAAGTCTCATCGCCCGGCGGTGGCAGCATGACGGAGGCATCGCGATGACGAAGACCTGCACGAACTGCGGTGCCGAGCGTCCGCTCGCCGAGTTCAACCGCCTCGCCAAGGCCCCCGACGGTCGGGCGTTCGAGTGCCGCGTCTGCGCTGGACGACGCTACGCGCTCCGTGGCGCGCAGGAGCGACGGCGCAACTCGCCGCGCCCCGGCAACCGAGGTCAGCAACGTCTCGGCCGAGAGAAGCCCGGCGAGTACCTGCGCTGCCTGCTCGCCAGCGTCGTTTACGGGCCGCGGGTCTGCTGCGGTTGCCTCGTCGCGCCGGCGAAGGCCACGGAACACCTGCGGGATGTGCACGGGATCGCCGACGCGACGGAGCACGCCGGGTACTTCGAGTCGGTGAAGTCGTCGACGGAGGCCGCCTGATGGCGAAGGCTCGCGTGGACTTCCGCCGCAAGGCACGCGGCCGGCGCATCACTGCGCTCCTCTCGCGCGACGGCGACCGCTGCCACCTGTGCGGTGAGCCGCTCGATCGGCACGTCCGCGACGAGCGCAGCGGCGACTACATCACCTTCGACCACGTCATCCCGGCTTCGAAGGGCGGGCTCACCGTGCTGCCGAACCTGCGGCTGGCGCACCAGCGCTGCAACCTCGCCCGCGGCGCCAAGCCGCTCTCGGAGGTCGCGTGACCGTGCTCGCCGCGCAGAACGTCATCGGCAAGGACGACTGGCAGACCCCCGCCGTCGTGCTCGACCGCGTGCGCCAGGTCGCTCCCATCGCGCTCGACCCATGCACGACGCGCGCGAACCCGACCGGCGCGCTCGTCACCTGCGTCGAGCGCGTCTCCATGCGCGAGGCGTGCATCGTCGACGGCCTGGCGCAGGACTGGTGCGCGCTCCTCGCCATCACCCGCACGCCCGGCCTCGTTTTTGCCAACCCGCCCTACTCGCGCGGCTCGCTCGACCCGTGGACCGCGAAATGCCGCGCCGAGGCCAAACGCGGCGCCGAGGTGATCGCGCTCGTGCCCGTCGACACGAGCACCGTGTGGTGGCAGGACAACATCGTCGACGCCACCGTGTGCTTCTGGCGCGGCCGACTCCGCTTCGTCGGTGCGGACGGGCCAGCGCCGTTCGCTTCTGCGATTTGCTACTGGGGCCGCCGCGCCACCACTTTCCGGCGCGCCTTCCGCGACGCCGGCACGATCTGGAACCCATAGGAGAATCTCCAATGACCGACCCGATTTACCGTGACCTGCTCTGCACCATCCCATCCGACCGCCGCGAGACCGTCGTCGGCGAGCACCTCGAGGCCTGCCAGCAGCTCGCCGAGCTCGAGCTCGCCAAGACGAGCTTCGCCGCCGCGCATGCCGCCAAGGTCAAGGACCTGAAGGCCAAGGAGGCGCACCTCCGCGACCTCGCGCGTACGGGCAAGGAGCTGCGCCCCGTCGAGTGCCGGCGCAACCTCGACCCCAACCGGCGGTGCGTCGAGATCATCCGCCTCGACACCTACCAGGTCGTCGACGAGCGCGCGATGACCGAGGAGGAGATCGCCGACACGCTCCAGCCCGAGCTGCCGGGCGTGACCACCTTCTCGGCCGATGCGCCGGATCTGCCCCACGCGATCTGGTGCAAGTCCAAGGACGCCGAGCCCTGCAACTGCATGCCGCCGGCGAGCGCGCCGGTCGATGCCTCGCCCGTCACGCCGCCGCCCGCGGCCTCGCCCAAGGCGTTCGCCGAGGCCGTCGCCACCGGCGTGCTCCCCGACGCGGCCCCGCCCAAGGACGCCGGCTTCAAGCCCGCCAAGCGCGAGCGCGCGAAGAAGAACGGCATCCCCGCGGCCGATTCGGCGCCGCAGGCGTTCGAGGAAGACGAGGCCCGGTAGCGTCGCAATGTCGACCGGGGCGGCGTTCAAGCGCGCGGTGATGATGCGCCTGGGGTATCTCCAGGAACGCATGGCGCTCGTCCGCACCCCGGCCGACGCGGCGCTGATGCTCATCCTCGTCGGCGAGGGCTATCAGACCGGCCACTTTCTCCACGCCTCTGTCGCGCTCAGCTCCGATCAGATCGCGATCGACCTCCTGCTCCGCTGCGCGCCGTTCCACGCACGCATCGCCCAGCCACTGTTGATCCACAGTCAGCCCGCCGACCGTCCACAGTCCGATCACAGGACCCCGCACCTTCGAGTGGCGAAATGAACTGGGGCGACGAGCGCTACGTCCGCATCTACACGCGGGACACCACCGACTGGGCGATCATGTGCTGGGAGGCGCGAGCCCTCCTCGTCTTTATTCTGCGCAAGGTGGATCGAATCGGAGTGCTCGACCTGGGAAGCCGTGGACTCGCATCCGGAGGATGGCGTGGCCTTGCGGAACTCCTTCGCATGCCGGAGGAGGTTGTCCGGCGAGCGCTCCCCGTCCTCATCGAGGACGGCTGCGTCGAACTGCAGAATGGCGACCGAAGCCTCGTCGTGCGCAATTTCATCGAGGCGCAGGAGGCGAGCCAGTCCGGCACCGTCAGGCAGCAGGAAAGCCGGCTGCGCCGCCGCGACATGATCCGGGCTGGTCTAGACCCAGATCAGCGCGAGACGGTGATCTATTTCATCCAGTCGGAGCACGGCGGCCCGATAAAGATCGGCCGCGCCGACGACCTGGCCAAGCGCCTCGTGGGGTTGCAGACCAGCAGGCCGGACAAGTTGGTCGTGCTCGCGGCGGCCCAGGGTTCGCTTGCCTGCGAGAAGGCCCTACATCACCGATTCTCTCAGTATAGAGAAAAAGGTGAGTGGTTCTCCGCCTCTCCGGAACTCCTGGAGATGGTCAAGGACGTGATCGCGCGAGGGTCGATGGCCTTCGCCGACAGCGGTCACAACACGCGTGACGCGTCACAAACTGTGACCGGTCACTCCGTGCCTGACCGATCCGTGCCTGACCGATCCGATCCGGAAGATATTGCGGCCGCTCGCGCGACCGCGAAAACGTCCCCGGCTGAGGGGTTGCAGTTGGTTCTCGGGACGGGCGCGGCCGCGCCGTCTGCTCCCAAGCCATGCTGCTCACCCCCGGGGGATCCCGGCAACCGCGTGCTGGCTGTGGAGGCTCGCTTCTGCGAGCTGCACCGGGCGCGCCTCGGGTTGCCGTACCAGCACCACCATGCACGTGACCGGAGGTTTCTGAAGCGACTGCCGACGGAGTACGACAGTGCTCGGCTGCTCGGCGCGCTGCAGCGGTTCTTCGACGAACCGGACCCGTTCGTTTTTGACACGCGTGGACCGACGATCCCGGCGTTCGCGGAGAAGGTCACCGTGTTGCTGAAGGCCCCGACGCTGCCGCCGACGCGCGCGCCAACGAACGGCCGGCGGAGAGGCTACTCCCCGGCAGAACTGCGGGCGATGTCGCTCGCGGAGGAAAAACCGTGAATGCACGCGAGGTTGACGCCCTCCTCAGCAAGCTCAGCGGCGCGTACCAGCTCGCCGTCATCGACGACGCCGTGCGCGAGGCGTACCGCGAGGGGTTGTCCGACGTGAGAGCGGCCGACGTTGGCCGAGCTGCGCTCGCGCACATGCGGTCGTCGCCGAGGTTCCCGACGATCGCCGAGTTGCGCGGGCGCGTCGAGGCGGTGGCGCCGAGGCCTGGGCCGCCGGACGACATCCCGCCGCTACTCCGCGCCACGCAGCCAGAGGTGCGCGTCGCGGTCGCCGGGCTGCTGGCGAAGTGGCACCAGCGGAAGCAGGAGGCCGAGGCGCGCAGGCACGACCGCGTGCCCGGGGAGGACGACGAGTGACGAGCCTGCTCCGAGCACCGACCGGCGAGAAGCACGACGCCGGCAAGGAGAAGTACTCGTTGCTGCCGAGCCGCGGGATCCGCGCGGTGGTGCGCGTCCTCATGTTCGGCGCCGACAAGTACGGGATCGACAACTGGCAGCTCGTCGCCGATCACCGCCGGCGCTACTACGACGCCGCGGTGCGCCACATGACCGCGTGGTGGGACGGCGAGATCCTCGACCCCGAGAGTGGGTGTCACCACCTAGCGCACGCGGCGAGCTGCCTGCTGTTCCTCATCGCCAGGGAGGCCGGATGAACGCTATCCATCCGGTGCGCGGCCGCTGGCACCAGCGCGGGCCGCGGAAGGACATGAACCGCGACGAGGCTGGCTTCTCCGCCGTCCTCGAGGAGCGCAAGGCCAAGGGCGAGATCGTGCGCTGGGACTTTGGCGTCGAGCGCCTCCGCCTCGCCGACGCTACCTGGTATCTGCCCGACTTCCGCGTGCTGATGCCCGACGGCGAGATCCACTTCTTCGAGGTGAAGGGGTTCGTCGAGTCGACGGGGCGGGTCAAGATCAAGGTCGCCGCCGAGCTCCACCCGTACCGATTCTTCCAGGTGTCCCGGCGGCGGAAGAAGGACGGCGGCGGCTGGTCGGTGGACGAGATCAATGCCGAGGCCGCGTGCTGATGGCGAAGGCGGACGACTACCGCCGCCTGACCGTGCCTCAGAAGCAGCGCGTCGCCCTCGACCGCCAGCGCGAGCCGTCCGTCGTGTGCCCGAGCTGCGAGACGCAGACCACCGCCGCCGACCTGGTGCAGCACCTCGACCGCTGCACCGGGCCGAGGGCGCCTCATCCGCTGTCGAGATGGATCACCTGGGCCGAGGCGATGCGCCTCGGTGTTCCGCGCGGCACGATGAGCCGTTGGGTGCAGCGCGGGGCCGTGCGCATCAGAATCACCGCCGGGACCGAGCGCCGCTACCTGCTCCGCGACTTGGCCGCGCGGCTTGCCGAACGCCGTTCTCGACGGGAGTTCCATTCGTGGAACCGGAGGACACCGAAATGAAGCTCGACATCACCTGGGACACGAAGGCCCTCGCCGACCTCGAGAAGGTCCCCGCCGCCGTCGGGCGCGCTCTCCGCAAGGCAGGCGCCACCGCCCTCCGCGACATGCGCGGCACGGCCAGCAAGCGCATCCGCGCGCGCAAGGCGCTCAAGGCCGGCACCGTCTCCAAGGCCATCCAGCTGCAGAGCCCCAAGGGCAACCTCCTCGAGGGCCAGTGGGTGTTCCGCATGACGGGCCTCGTCGTGCCGCTCATCGCCTACCCGCACCGCCTCCGCACCCAGCGCGTCACCGGCGCCGACGGCAAGGTCCGCAAGCGCAAGGTGCTCGAGGTCGAGGTCAACAAGGGCGTGCGCTCGCTTGTTCCCGGCGCGTTCGTGGCGACGATGAAGTCGGGGCACGAGGGCATCTTCAAGCGGCTCGGCAAAGAGCGACTGCCCATCAAGGAGTTGCTCGGCTCGCGGCCCGTCGACGCGCTCCTCCACCAGGGCGAGGCGCAGGCCGTCGCCGACCGCGGCGGCAAGTCGTTCGCGGACACGTTTGCCCGGCTGCTGCCGCTCGAGCTGGCGAAGGACAAGGGGAAGTGACCCCACGTGACCCGTGTAGGACAGGTGGGGTGGGGGGGTACCCGTGGGTCCTTCCGGGGTGCACCCCCCATCGCGGGTCAGGGACATCGCGAGACCTCACCCATTCAAGCACTGAGGATGTTTAGTCAATTTCCATGATGGGACTGCGCGAGTATGGGCGGCACCGTCGGCGCCTGGGGCTGCCGGGTGGGGCGCTGCGCGCGGTCCAGGTGGCGATCCGCGACGGGCGGCTCGACACGTCGCTGACGCCCGACCGCAAGAAGATCCGCAGCGCCAAGGCGGCCGACGCCGAGTGGGCGGCGTCGACGAACGAGGACCGCGTACCGCTGTCGGGCCCAACCGCGCCGGCGGTGAGCGCGCCCTCCGCGCCGTCCCCGCTGGCCGACGCCCGCGCGCGGCGCGAGACGGTGAATGCCGAGCGCGCCGAGATGGAGCTCGCCGAGCTCCGCGGCCAACTGGTCAACGCGCAGGACGTCGAGGCGCGGCTGATCACGCTCTTCGGCGGGATCCGGACGAAGCTGCTCGGCATCCCCGCGCGCGCGGCGCAGCGCGACCCGACGATGACGCCCGAGCAGCTCGCGATGATCGACGACCTACTTCGCGAGTGCCTCACGGACCTGGCGGACAACGGGGCATGACCGCGGCCGCGGCGAGCGCGGCTGGATCGAGCGACGACGTCCTCGGCGGCGTGATCGCCAGGGCGCTGCTGGCGTTCCGACCTCCGCGACGAATGCCCCTATCCGAGTGGGCTGACGAGTACTTCGTGCTCAGCGCCGAGACCGCAGCCGAGCCCGGGCGCTGGCGAACGCTGCCCTACCAGCAGGAGATCCTCGACGCGCTGAACGACCCCAGCGTCACCCAGGTGACGGTGATGAAGTCGGCCCGCGTCGGGTACACGCTCATGATATCGGCGGCGATCGCCTATCACATCGCGCACGACCCGAGCTCGATGCTCATCGTGCAACCCACCGTCGAGGGAGCGAAGGGGTTCAGCAAGGAGACGATCGCGCCAATGCTGCGCGATGTGCCGGTGCTGGCGCGTATTGCCGTCAAGGACGAGGAGGACGAGGGGGCGCGTGGACGGCGCGGGCGCGGGCGCCGGCGCCGCCGGAAGAGCGCCAAAGATTCGAGCGCTACGCTCACCCACAAGTCATTTCCAGGCGGCGTCCTGTCGCTGGTCGGCGCCAACAGCGGCGCCGGCTTCCGCCGCGTCTCACGCCGCGTGGTCATGTTCGACGAGGTCGACGCGTATCCTGCCAGCGCCGGCAGCGAAGGCGACCCGATCAGCCTCGGAATCAAGCGCGCGGAGGCCTACCACAACCGCAAGATCATCGCCGGATCGACCCCCCTCCTGGCTGGGTCGTCCCGGATCGCGGAGATGTTCGAGGCCGGCGATCAGCGTCGGTATCACGTACCGTGCCCGCAGTGCGGCCACATGGACTTCCTCACCTTCCGCGAGGAAAGCGAGCGCGGCCACTACATGCGGTGGCCGGAGGGACAGCCCGAGAAGGCGTTCTTCGTCTGTCGCGGCAACGGGTGCGTGATCGAGCACCGCCAGAAGCGGCAGATGGTCCGCTTCGGCAGGTGGATCGCCGGCAAGCCCGGCGACGGGCGGCACCGCAGCTACCACCTCTGGTCGGCCTACTCGTTCTCCCCGAACGCGACGTGGGCGGACATCGCGCGCGAGTTCGTCGCCGCCAAGCGCGACCCGAAGAAGCTCCAGACCTTCATCAACACGACCCTGGGCGAGGTCTGGCAGGAGCGCGGCGAGGCGCCCGACTGGGAGCGGCTTTACGAGCGCCGCGAGCACTACCCGATCGGCACAATCCCCGTCGCCGCCGTCGCCGTCACAGCGGGCGTCGACGTGCAGCAGGACCGGCTCGTCTACGAGATCGTCGCGTGGCTGGCGAACAAGGAGAGCTTCTCGGTCGAGGCCGGCGTTCTCTGGGGCGACACGTCGCTCGATTCCACCTGGGTGAAGCTCGACGAGCTGCTCGGTCGCTCGTTCCCCGGCGTGGGCGAGGACTTGCCGATCTCGCTCATGGCCATCGACAGCGGATACAGCACGCAGCAGGTCTACGGCTGGGCCCGCGGCTACCCGATGAACCGCGTGATCGCCTGCAAGGGCGTGCAGACCGAGCGTGCGCTCGTTGGCGCGCCGTCGTCGGTCGACGTCACCATTCGCGGGAAGAAGCTTCGCGCCGGCTACCGCGTGTGGCCGGTCGGCGCCTCGCTGGCAAAGGGCGAGCTCTACGGCTGGCTGCGGTTGCGCATCGCCGAGGGCGAAGAAGCCCCGCCTGGGTTCTGTCACTTCCCCGAGTACTCCGAGGGCTTCTTCAAGGAACTGACCGCCGAGCACCTGGTCACGCGACGGACGAGGAAGGGCAGGACGGTCCACGAGTGGCAGATCTTGCCAGGCCGCGAGAACCACCAGCTCGACGCGCGAGTGCTGGCGCGCGCGGCCGCCTACGTGCTCGGGCTCGACAGAATGCGGAAGTGGAAGGCGGCGGCCAAGCCGGCCGCGCGCGCGGCCGCGGCCGGGGGTGGAGCGGTGCCCGCGACCGTGCCGCCGGAACAGCGCCCAGCGCCTGTTCCGATCGCGGCGCCGCCGCCCCCGGCGCCGCCGCCCCCCGCGCGCCCGCCAGCGGGGCCGAGTTGGCTGAACAAGGGCGGTCGGGTCAACGCGCGCCCGGGCGGCTGGCTCAGCCGCCGTCGTTGACACGCGCGCCGCCGCGTGATCCTCGGCAGGAACGTGGCTGGCTACACCCAGGCTGACGTTGACAAGATCCGAGCGGCGATCGTCGCCCTCGCCGCCGGTGAACGGATCGTAACGGTCGAGTACGACGGACCGCCGAAGCGCTCAGCGACGTATCAGCAGGTTGACCTCCCCGCGCTGAGGTCGTTGCTCGCGGACGCGGTTGCGGACGTCGCCCGTGCGGCTGGCACGCGCACGAGCTCCCGCCGCGCGCAGTTCAACAAGGGCTTCCGGAGCTCGGATGACAACGAGTAAGCCGAAGCTCACTTGGGTCGACCGCCTGCTCCTCTCGGTCGCGCCCCGTTACGGGATGCGCCGGCTGCAGGCCCGAGCGGCAGCCGTCGCCTTCGAGGCGGCGTCTGGCGGTCGCCGTACGGCTGGGTGGCGACGGTCGAGCACCGACGCCAACACGGCCGCCGCGTCCTCGCTCACCATCCTCCGGGAGCTGTCGCGCGACCTGCGCCGCAACAACGGCTGGGCGTGGAACGGGATCGACGTGATCGCCAGGAACACCGTCGGCTGGGGCATCACCCCGAGGCCGAAGGGCGTGCGCGGCGCCCGCGCGAAGGCGGCGATCGAGCTCTGGAACGCCTGGGCCGAATCGACCCGGTGCGACCATGACGGCCGTCTGCCGTTCGCGGGGCTGCAGCACCTGGTCATGCAGACCGTGGCGGAATCGGGCGAGGCGCTGATCATCAAGCAGCCGGCGACCTCCGCCGACGGCCTTCCGATCCCGCTGCGCATCCGCGTCCTCGAGCCCGACTACCTGAGCCCGGCCAAGGACGGCATCTTCACCGACACCGGCAACGTCATCATCCAGGGGGTCGAGTTCGACAAGCGCGACCAGCGCGTCGCGTACCACATCTACACCCGCCACCCGGGCAGCGGTCTCGCGATGCCCTTGAAGGGCGGGTTTCAGACGCTGCGCGTCCCGGCGGAGAACGTCATCCACGTTTACCGCGTCGAGCGGCCCGGCCAGATACGCGGTGTTCCCTGGCTTGCCCGCGCGATCGCCCGACTCAACGACTACGACGACTTCGAAGACGCCGAGTTGATGTTGAAGAAGATCGCCGCCTGCTTCGCGGCGTTCATCACGGACATCGACGGCTCGGCGACCCCGATCGGCGATCCGAATCCAATCGACCGCACCATCGAGTCGTTTGAGCCGGGGCAGATCAGCTATCTGACGCCAGGGCAAGACGTGAAGTTCTCGACGCCGCCGAGCGTGACCGAGATGTCCTTCTCGGTGCGCAACCTGCGCAGGATCGCCGTCAGCATCGGGGTCACGTACGAGGACCTCACGGGCGACTACTCGCAGGTCAACTATTCGTCGGCGAGGATGGGGCGCCAGGGCCACTACCAGGGCGTCAACAACTGGCGCTGGCACATGCTGATCCCGCAGCTCTGCGACGGTGTGTGGCGCTGGGCGATGCAGGACGCCGCGGTCCTGGAGAACTGGCAGCAGATCCCGACGGCGGAATGGGCGCCCCCACCGACCCCGATGCTCGAGCCGGACAAGGAGGCGCTCGCGTACTCGCGCGCGCTCCGCAATGGCCAGATGAGCTGGAAGCAGATGGCGCGAGAGCAGGGCAACGACCCCACGCAGCTCCTCGAGGAGATCGCCGAGACGAACAAGGAGCTCGACGACAAGGGGATCATCCTCGACTCGGACGCCCGCCACACGACCGCGACCGGCCAGATCCAGGGCGCGGCGTCCCCGGCCAAGCCAGAGGCGGCGCCGCCCAAACCGAACGGCGCGAACGGCAAGGCCGCCACCGCCGAGGCGTGACGTTCTGCTTGACACGCCCGTAGTCCCGGGATCCTCCGCTCGATCGTGGACTGCACCTGCAGCTGCGACCCCTGCCAGAACGACGACGACTGCGAGAACTGCACCCACGAAGGTTGCGACGCAGAGGCCGAGAACTGCGTCGACTGCCCGATGGCGACGCGTCGCATGAGCCGCAAGAATCCCAAGGCCCAGCGCCGCGCCTTCGAGGCGATGGTCGCCCCCGAGACGCTCGACGAGGAGAAGCGCACCGTCGACGTGATCTGGACCACGGGCGCGAGCGTGCTCCGCGGCTGCTGGGACCGGTTCTGGGAAGAGCTCTCGCTCGACCCGAAGGCCGTTCGGATGGCGCGGCTGCAGAGCGGCAACGCGCCGCTCCTCAACTCGCACAACAGCTACGACCTCGACGGCGTCATTGGCGTCGTGGTGTCCGCGCGGCTCGAGCCCGGCCGGGGCGTGGCGACGGTTCGATTTGGCCGCGACCCCAACAGCGATGCGATTTTCGCCAGGGTCAAGGACGGCATCCTCCGCAACGTCTCCGTCGGATATCTGGTCCACGAGTACCAGAGCGTCGAGGACGTCAGCGGCGGGTCGATCCCGACGAAGCGCGCGACCGACTGGGAGCCCTACGAGATCAGCGTCGTGCCGATCGGCGCCGACGCCGAATCCATCATCCGCGCCGCGAGCGCGACCAACCCGGAGAACAGAATGGACCCGAAGAAGGACCCGAAGGTCGCCGATCCCGTCAACCCGGCTCCGGCGCCCGCGGCCACCCCCGACGAGGTGCGCGCCGCCGAGCGCGACCGCGGCATCGAGATCCGCCGCATCACAAGCGGGCTCGGGCTCGAGCTCGCGGTGGCCGACGAGCACATCAGCAAGGACACGTCTGTGGCGAACTTCCGGGCGATCGCCATCGACCTCCGCGCCGCGCAGAAGCACATCCCGACCGGCGTCGGCGGCGACCCCACGCGCATCCAGGCCGGCGAGGACAAGCGCGAGAAGATCATGCGCGGCGCCGGCGACTGGCTGCTCGTGCGCTCGGGCAAGGCCGATCTCGTCATCGCCGCGGCCAAGAAGCGCGGCGAGGTCATGAAGCTCGAGCCGGGCGAGTTCGGCGGCTCCCGCCTGCTCGACCTCGCCCGCGAGTGCCTCGATCTCCGCGGCGTGGTCTGGAGGGGGCTGAGCCCGACCGCGACCTTCGCCGCCGCGCTGAGCCAGCGCTCGGTCTCGGGCGCGGCCGCGACCGGCGACTTCCCGATCCTGCTCGAGAACACGCTCCACAAGCTCCTGCTCGCGGCGTACGTCGTCGCGCCGGACACCTGGAAGATGTTCTCGAAGACCGGCACGGCCATGGACTTCCGGCCGCACAACCGCTACCGGAAGGGCCTCCTCGGGCGTCTGGACGTGGTGCCCGAGAACGCCGAGATCAAGCACAAGGCGATCCCCGACGGCGAGAAGGAAGTCATCACCGTCGAGACCAAGGCGAACATCCTCGCGGTCACCCGCCAGATGCTCGTCAACGACGATCTCGGTGCGTTCACCGACCTCGCGTCCGACCTCGGGATGGCCGCCGGCCTCTCGATCGAGGAGGAAGTCTACGAGCTCCTGCTCGAGAACGGTGGGCTCGGGCCGACGATGAGCGACGGCGACACGCTGTTCCACGCCGACCACGGCAACATCGGAACCGGGGCGGCCATCAGCGCGGCGAGCCTCTTCGCCGACAAGGTGCTCATGGGGCGGCAGAAGGACCCCGCGAAGAAGCGGTTCCTCTCGCTCCGCCCGAGCATCCTCCTCGTCCCCGATGGGCTCGAGGGCACGGCGAAGTCGATCGTCGAGGCGCGATTCGACCCCGACGTGTCGGGCAAGTTCGAGATCCCCAACCTCTCCCTCGGCGTCGTGTCGACGATCATCCCCTCGCCGCGCCTCCCGAACACCCGCCGCTACATGCTCACCGATCCGTCGATCGCCCCGGTGATCGAGGTCGACTTCCTCGACGGCCAGCAGGAGCCCCGCATGGAAACGCGCCTGGGCTGGGAGATCGACGGCGCCGAGTGGCGAATCGTCTTCGACTTCAAGGCCAACGCCATCGACTTCCGCGGCGGCATCACCAACGCGGGCGTGTAAGGAGACCCGACCATGAACAACTTCATCCAGCCCGGCGACGACATGACCTTCACCGCCCCGTCGGGCGGCGTCGTGTCCGGCAACGCCTACCTCATCGGGGCGCTCCTCGTCGTCGCGAAGAACACGGTCGCCGAGCACCTGCCCTTCCCTGGCGCGGCCAAGGGCGTGGTCACCCTGCCCAAGCACACCGGCACGGCGTGGACCGAGGGCGAGCTGCTCTACTGGGACGACGGCGCCGGCGAGATCACCACCGTCGCGACCTCGAACACCCGCGCGGGTGTGGCGGCCGCGGCCGCGGCGAGCGGCGACACCACCGGCACCGTCCGTCTCTCGGGCGTGCCCTCGACGGCGGATGACGGCGAGGAGGACGCGGCCCTCGCGGCGCCCATCCTCGAGGACTCCGGGACCATCTCGGCGTCGGCGACCGTCGTGCTGGCGCAAGCCGCGCTCATGATCCAGTCGACCCGCGTGGTCACCTCGGGGACGGCCGGATCGGTCGGTTGCTATCTCGTGGCCGACCACAGCGCGACCCCGTGCCTCCCGGCGGCGGCGAGCACCCAGCCGGGCGTGGCCACGATCAGCGCCGACGGTCTGACGCTGACCTTCCCGAACACGGTCACCCGCGTGGTGACGCAGTACATCCCGCGGGTTCCGTAGCCCATGGCCTTCGCCGACCTCGTCGCGACCGTCGACCGCGCCACCCGGGACCACCTGGGCGGCGTGGACGTCGTGTACGCGCCGGCGGTCGGCGACCCGGTCACCGTCGAGGGGCTCTTCGACGAGAACTTCGTGCTCATCGACGATTCCGAGGCGGGCGTCGAGCAGACCGGGCCGGCGGTGTTCCTGCGGCTCGACGAGCTGCCCACCGACCCCGCCGTGGATGACCCGATCCTCACGATCGAGGGCAAGGTCTACAAGGTGCGCGGGCGGCGCCGCGACAGCCTCAGGGGCATCCGGCTCCTGCTGCACCTGAGGTCGTGACCATGGCGCACCAGCGCCAGATCATCCGCGATTACGTGATCGCCCAGCTCATCGTCGCCAACACGGCGGCGGGCGCGAGGGTCACCAACTCGCGGAGGGACGACTACCGCAAGGGCGACCTGCCCGCGATCTCGGTCTATACCGACGAGGAGACCGTCGACCAGGAGCAGAGCAACACGGCGCCGCGCGAGTACACGCGCGACCTGACTATGGACATCGTCGGCTGGGTGTTCCCGGGCGACAACGTCGACAACGGGCTGGACGATCTCGCTGTCCAGATCGAAGCGATGATGGACGGCGACCGCTACCTCGGGACGATCCCGCCGCTGGCCGACACGGCGCGCGCCGCCAACACCACGCTCCAGAGCACGAAGCGAGCGATCCGCAACGAGGGCGACACGCCCGTCGGCGTGATCAAGCTCAGCTACCTGGTCACCTACCGCTGGTTCGCGCCGCAAGCGCCGACGCTGGCGGACGACTTCCTCACCGCCGACACCAAGTATCCGCTCGCGGGCAGCACGCCCGACACCGAGATCCCCGAGGACAACTTCAACGTGAGGCCGACCCCATGAAGGTGAAACCGGCTCGCGCGGGCGACATCATCCGCGACCCGCGCACCAAGCAGCAGCTCCCCGCCGAGGGCGGGCGCGTGCCCGACACCAGCTTCTGGCACCGGCGCCTCCGGGACGGCGACGTGGTGCTCGTCGAGGACGAGCCGGCCGCGCCGCCGGCCGCCGAGCCGGCGAAGGCGACCACGCCGACCGGGCTCGAGCCGGTGACCCCGCTCACCACGAGGAAGCCATGACCATCAGCTTCAACGACGTGCCGTCGTCGCTTCGGGTCCCCTTCGTGACGGCGGAGTTCGATTCGTCCCAGGCCGCGCAGGGGCCGGCGCTGCTGGCCTATCGCGGCCTCCTCATCGGGCAAAAGACCAGCAGCGGCGCCGGGACGGCGAACACCCTCGTCCGCGCGACGAGCGCGGACGACCTGATCGCGATCGCGGGCCGCGGCTCGATGCTGCACCGAATGGCGATCGCGTGGTTCGCCTCCAACCAGTTCACCGAGTTGTGGGTCGGCATCCTCGCCGACAACGGCTCGGGCGTCGCCGCGCACGGCACGATCACCGTGACCGGACCCGCCACCGCCGACGGCACGATCGTGCTTTACCCCGGCGGCGAGCGCGTCGAGGTGGCCGTCACCAACGGGGACGCGGACACCGTCATCGCCGCCGCGATCAACGCGGCGATCAACGCCGACCTCGACTTGCCCGTCACATCCACGGTCTCGAGCGCTGTCGCGACGGTGACGTTCCGGCACAAGGGGACCGTCGGCAACGACTACAGCCTCCGGCACAGCCTCCGCGACGGCGAGGCGCTGCCCGCCGGCGTCGGGGTGGCCATCGTCGCCCTCGCGAGCGGCGCCACCAACCCGGTGTTGACCACGCTCATCGCGGCGATGGGTGACACCTGGTTCAACATCATCGCGCACCCCTACACCGACGCGACCAGCCTCACGGCGCTCGAGGCCGAGCTCGCCAGCCGGTTCGGGCCGATGCGCATGATCGACGGGCTCGCGATCACCGCGGGCGCCGGCTCGTTCTCGACGCTGGCCACGCTCGGTGAAGGGCGGAACAGCGCGCACTCGGTGATCCTGGCGCAGCCCGGCATCAACACGCTCACGCCAGGCATGGAGTTCGCCGCCGAGGCCGCCGCCATCGTGGCGCGCGCCGGCGCCGCCGATCCTGCGCGGCCGTTCCAGACGCTCGGCTTCGTCCACGCGCAGGCGCCCGCCGAGACCGACCTCTTCACGATCGAGGAGCGGAACCTTCTCCTGTTCGACGGGATCGCGACGACCCGCGCGGCCACCGGCGGGGTCGTCCAGCTCGACCGCGTGATCACCACGTACCAGACCAACGCCACCGGCGCCGATGACACGGCCTATCTCGACGCGACGACGCTGCTCACGCTCATGTACCTCCGGTACGACTGGCGGCAGCGCATCGCGACGAAGTACCCCCGCCACAAGCTCGCCGCGGACAGCTCCCGCCTCGGCTCTGGCCAGGCGGTCATGACCCCGGCGCTGGGCAAGGGCGAGGCCCTCGGCTGGTTCCGCGAAAAGGAGAAGCAGGGGCTCGTCGAGAACTTCGATCTCTTCAAGGCGAACCTGGTCTGCGAGCGCAACGACAGCGATCCGAATCGCCTCGACTGGCTGCTCCCCCCGGACCTCATCAACCAGCTGATCGTCGCGGCGGCGCAGATCCAGTTCCGACTCTAAGGAGCCCAAACCAATGGCGAATCAGCGTAGAGGCGGGATGATTCAGCTCCAGGCGAACGGCGAGGTCCAAGACGCGAAGGGCAGCTTCTCGTACTACCTCGGGACGCCGAAGCGCGAGGCGATCATGGGCTCCGACGCCTTCCACGGCTTCAAGGAGACCCCGCAGGTCGCGTACATCGAGGGCGAGATCACCGACCGCGGGACGCTCGACGTCAAGGCGGCGGCCACCCTCACCGACGGGACGATCAACCTCAACCTCGCGAGCGGCAAGACGGTCGTGTTGCACGACGCCTACGCCGCCGGCGAGTGGAAGGCGCAGACCGACGAGGGGAACATCACCGTGCGCTGGGAAGGCTCGGGCGCCGAGGAGATCCAGGCGTGAGCGACACCGACGAGAAGGACACCCCCGCGGCCGAGTGGCCGATCACCGTCAAGCTCAGCGTGCCAGTCGAATGGGGCAAGGGCGAGCCCATCCGGGAGCTGACGTTCCGTCGCTGGAAGCCCAGCGACGGAATCGGCGTCAACCTCCTCCAGCCCACGATAGAGAACTTCCTGGCCGTGGCCTCCCGCATGTGCGGTCAGCCCGTGGCGATGCTGCAGCGTGTCGACATGGACGACATCGGGGAGGTAAACGCGATCGCCGTCCGTTTTTTCGGGAAGTGCCTCACGACTGGCAACGCGGCTTCGCCGTCTTAGCGGCGACCTTTCACTTCCAGCCGTCCGAGCTGGAACGAATGACCGCCGACGAGCTGGAGATGTGGATCGAGCAGGCGAATTGGGTGAACGGCCGTGGCTGATTCAAAGACCTTCCCGCTCTCGATCATCATCAAGGCCATCGACAAGGCCACCGGGCCGATCAAGGCGATCAACGAGCAGCTGAAGCCCCTCCGCGAAGCTCACGAGAAGCTCGACAAGGAGATGAAGACGCTCGGCGAGGGGCTGGGCGTCGAGAAGGTCACCGGCGCGTTCAGGGGCCTCGGTGACGCGATTGGGAACATCCTCACCAAGCTCGCCGAGGTTGGCGGGCTCATCGCGGCGATAGCCTACGGCGTCAACGGCCTCATCGACTCCTACGCGAAGCTGGGGCACGTGGCCGAGCAGACCGGCCTCGGCGCGAACGACCTCGCCGCGCTCCACGATGTTGCGCGCCGCGCCGGCGTGTCGATCGACGCGATGGATGAAAGCCTCGTGGCCTTCGTGCGGACCACCGGCCAGCTCGAGCTCCACAAGGGCCGCGCGTTCGCTCTTCTGAAGGCGGGCGGCGCGGCGGAGTTCGTGGAGACCATGAACAAGGCCCAAGGGCCGATGAACAAGCTGCTGCTGTTCGCGAACGCCCTCAAGGCGCTGCACGGCGACACCGAGTTGCAGACGGCCTTCGCCGGCGCCTTTCACGTCGACCCGGCGCTGATCCCGAGGCTCGAGAAGGGCGCCCTGGCGCTGAGGGTGATGGGGGCCGTCTACAAGTTCTGGGCGGGCGATCAGCAGAAGGCCGTCGACGCCGCGCTCAGGCAGGAGCTGGCGATGGCCAAGCTCAATGCGCAGCTCGATCGCGTCAAGGCGACCATCGTCACCGCGCTGGCGCCCGCGTTCACCCAGCTCACCAACCAACTCGGCGACTTTCTCGAGGCCCACAAGACCGAGATCGCCGCGTTCATCGAAGATTTCGGCAAGAAATTGCCTGGGTATATCCAGGACGCCGTCGGTGCGTTCAAGGACGTCGCCGCGATCGTCGGAACGGTGTGGGACGCGATCGGTGGGCTCAGGGGCGCCGCCATCGTGCTCGGGGTCGTCCTCGGCGGCCCGCTCGTGGTCGCGCTTGCCGGCCTCGCCGCAGCATTGATCGCGAACCCGATCGGGCTGCTGATCATCGCCTTCGTCGGGCTCGCGGCCGTCGCCGCCGTGGTCATCAAGGACTGGGAGCCGGTCAAGCAACTCTTCGCCGACATGCTCGGCATCGTCGAGAAGCTCGTCGGCGGCGTCGCCAGCTTGGCGGGTACCGCCGCGTCGGTGCTGAGAGCTGCTACGGGCCATTCCCCGGAGGTCAACGCCACCGAGCAGGTTCTCAAGTGGAGGGACGTTCAGCGGCGCGTCGCCGCTGGTGTGTCGCAGATGGCGGGGGCGTTCGGCACCAGCTACTTCGAGGGGCCAGGGAAGGGAAGGACCGGTGCGGACGACTTCGCCGCCGCCGCGAACCTCTTCGCTGGACGGAGAAGCCTCGGCGTCGACCGCCCGCCCGGGCCCGGGGCGGGCGGATCATCGGGGTTCGCGAGGGTCAGGGTTGATATCAACGGCCCGCCGGGAACCCGCGTGAGCACCGACCCGGGCAGCACTGTCGACGCCGAGACCACGCTGAACATCGCCAATATTCCCAGCCAGATCGCGGGGTGGATCCCGTGACCTGGCGCGAGGACCTCAGGCGGGTGGTGATCGGCGGCCGCCGCCTCGTCGGCGCGTCATTCCGCGGCGTGCCGTTCTTCGTCAAGTCGTCGGATCGCACCGGCGGGCGCCGCGTCGTCACCCACGAGTTCCCCGGGAAGGATGCGAACTACAACGAGGACCTCGGGCGCAAGGCCCGCACCTTCCGTGTCGACGGGTATGTGATCGGCGACGACTACCTCGCGCAGAAGGAGAGCCTTCTCGACGCGCTGGAGAACGCGGACGGCCCGGGCGAGCTCGTCCATCCCTATTACGGCCTCCGCACCGCCAGCTGCGTCACGTACTCGGTTCGCGAGACCACCGACGAGGGTGGCATGGCGACTTTCGCGATCGACTTCGCGGACGCGCCGGCGCAGTCGATCGCGCCCACCATCGCGCCCGACTTCCCGGACATCGTCGACGGCGCCGCCACCGCGGCCGTCACCGCCACGGACGCGGACTTCGAGGCGGGCTTCGACGACCAGCTGCCGAGCTTCGCCACGGCCTCCGCCGTCTCCGACCTCAAGGCGGCGTCGACGCGGGTCGGCGAGACCCTGAAGCCGGTGATCACCGACACCCAGGAGCTTGCGGCCACCGATGGCCAACTGCACCTGCTCATCGCCGAGGCGAGCCAGCTGGTCACCGAGCCGACGACGATCCTCACCGCGTTCCGCACCGCCTTCGTCAACCTCGGCGAGACGCTCAAGTCGGCGCCCGGCCAGGTGAAAGACGCGCTCCTCGCGGCCGCGCGCTCCGTCGAATGGAGCCCGGACGCGCCAGAGACGACCGCCACCCGCCAGCGCGAGCGCGCCAACCAGGTCGCGCTACAGGGCGCGCTCCGGGCGTCGCTGGTGATCGAGGCCGCGCGGATCGCGCCCATCGTCACCTACGCCTCGATCGACGACGCGACGGCCGCGCGCGACGAGATCACGGCGCTCCTCGACGAGCTGACCGCCGACGCCGGCGATGCGGTCTACCAGGCGCTCGTGGAGCTCCGCGCGGCGGTGTCGCGCGCGCTGCCGAGCGATGCGCTTCACGCGCGCGTCACCGCCGTCACCCGGCGCGTCGCGATCCCCTCGCTGCTCCTCGCCTACCAGCTCTACGGCGCGGTCGACATGGAGAGCGACATCATCGCCCGCAACCCGATCACCAACCCGGCCTTCTGCGTCGGTGACCTTCAGGTGCTCTCCGATGAGTGAGGTGGTCCTCATCGTCAATGGCATCGCCTACGGCGGCTGGAAGTCCATCCGCATCACCCGCTCGATCGAGAGCATCTGCGGGTCATTTACCCTCGACGTGAGCGATCGGTGGGGCGGCCAGAACGTGCCGTGGCCGATCCTCGAGGAGGACGCGTGCCGGGTCGAGATCGACGGCCAAGTCGTGCTCGACGGCTACGTCGACAAGCGGAGCTTCCGGCTGTCGGCGACCTCGCGGGGGCTGTCCTACCAGGGGCGGGACCGCGCCTCGGCCATCGTGGACAGCTCGGCCGGCCTCGGGACCGGCAAGAAGTGGTCGTTCGCGGGCGCCGACATCGCCAAGGTGGCGAAGGAGCTTTGCGCCGAGCACGGCGTCACCCTCACCGTCCAGGCCGGCCTCAAGCTCACGCCGCAGGGCAAGTGCGTGCTCAACCCGGGCGACACCGCTTACCACGCGCTGCACCGCATGGCGACGGCCGCGGGCGTCCTCCTCGTCTCCGACGGCAGGGGCGGGGTGCTCATCACCCGCGCCGGCACGGAGAAGGTCGGCACGGCGCTGGCCGAGGGTGACAACGTCCTCGAGGCGGCGATCGACTACGACGCGACCGAGCGGTTTTCGAGATACGTGCTCAAGACGCAGACGGGCGGCGGCGGCCCGCTCTCGCCGGTGAACGG